GGCGGTACTGCAACTGTTACCGTTGTTCCAGCCGTTATTACTGCTGGCCAGTTCCAAAACGTTAGCGTTACATCAACTGGTTCACAGACTGTTACTCCATTCAACAATACTGGTGTAGTTTCTCCACAGAACATTTTGATGCACCGCAATGCGTTTACTTTAGCTTGTGCTGACTTGGAATTGCCTGAAGGCGTTCATTTCGCTGGCCGTGCTTCTGATAAAGAACTTGGTTTGTCAATCCGTGTGGTTCGTCAATACACCATCAATAACGATTCCATCCCAACACGTTTGGACGTTCTGTATGGCTGGGCACCTTTGTACCCTGAATTGGCTTGCCGTGTAGCATCGTAATGAAATAGGGGGCGTAAAACCCCCCATTTTTAAACACTAAATTTAAGGAATTAATATCATGGCAAATCCAGGCCCAGCAACAACCGTAACAAATCACCCATCAAACCTAGCAACTAACCAGGCTATTCGCCTATTAGCTTCTTATCAGGGTGTTAACGTAAACGCAACTGGCGATACAGTTCTACCAATTTTGAATACTGGTAGCTACTCTGTTTCCAACGTTATTTTTACTAACGCATCAACAAGTTTGACAACTGCCGCCGCTGGCTTGTTTACTGCTCCATCCGCTGGTGGTACAGGAATCGTAGCTAACGCCGCATTGTCAGCACTTACTGGTGCAACCGTTGTAAGCCAACGTACTGTTGCTTCAACTGCGGCACAAACCGGTCAAAACTTATATGTTAACGTAGGTACTGCACAAGGTGCGGCCGCTACTATGGACGTATATGTTTACGGTTACGACTTAACTTTCCTACCTTAATAGGGATCAGGAAATAGTGAGGAAAGCCACCCCCATAAAGGGTGGTTTTTTTCCTTTTTACGCTTATAATTAATCATCCTCATTTAAGGAAAATATCATGTCAAAAACAACTGTTTGCCGCGGCAACATTCTTGCCCAATCAATAGCACAAGTAACCTTACCTTCAACTGTTATTTCAGGCACAACTGCTGATGTAACTATTACTGTTCCAGGCGTACAACCAAACGATTTTATTCAAGCACAATTTGATGCCGCTTTAGTAACTGGTATTTCAATTGGAAATGCTTTTTCTAATACTGCAAATCAAATTACTGTTCGTTTAGTAAATTCAACTGGTTCTTCAGCTACTCAAACTGCTGGTACTTTGTTGGTTAAAGTTTCACAATGCGAAGATAGCCCAATTCCAGCAAGCGTGGTGTAATCATGGCCGCTACTAACGTATTACGCCCTATTGGGCCAACAACGTATGTTGCAGTAACAACCAGTTCATCTACTGCGGTCACTATTAGTGCTTCAGGAAATAACCAAATGGACTATTGTGCCTTTTTAAATACAGGCACAACACCCATTGCAATTACTATTGTTCCAGTTGTAGCTGGGTCAGGAAGTGCCGGAACAACGGCTTTTCCATCCGATGGTGCTTCAGCAAACATAGTAGTTTTGGGTGTTTCCATGCAAATGCCAATGGTTATTGCCGTTCCACCAGTATTTTCTGTAACTGCTAAAGGTACTGCTTCTGTTGGTTTGTATATCACACCAGTTGGTGATCAGTCTTAAAGGAAAAGTATGACCAGCCCATCTAATTCTGACGTACAGAATCTATTACCAGTTCAAGCCTACTTCAATTTAGATGGGTCTTTTAATACTTTTATTGGCCAAGGCGTTCCATTTACGGCAACAATAAGCCCTATTCAATCAGGGTTAACCATTACCAATAGCACAATTAATAGTTCTGTTATTGGTGGTGTTACACCAGCCGCCGGTACTTTTACTAGCTTTGCAACAACTACTGGCACAATTGCAACCCAACCAACTGCCGCAACTGATATTGTTAACTTATTAGCATTGCAATCATATGCCGCTGGCATTAGTTGGAAAAATCCAGTAACGGCCGCAACAACTGTAAACATTACATTGTCAGGGCTACAAACAGTTGATACTGTTTCCCTAGTAGCTGGCAACACAGTATTGGTGAAAAACCAAACTGACAATACTAAAAACGGTATTTATCAAGTAAATACTGGTTCTTGGACTTATGCAACTGGTTCTACAACCTGGGCGCAATATGTTAGCGCATTAGTATTTGTTGAATATGGAACACAAGCTGGATCAGCATGGTATTGCACCGCACAACCAGGCGGTACATTAGGCACAACTGCCATGACATGGAGTAACTTTAGTGTTGCTTCTACTTATACCGCTGGTACTGGTTTAACCCTTGCTGGCTATCAATTTAGCATTACCCCAGTTGGAACCGCTAATACTTATGGTTCTGCAACTGCAACGCCTGTTTTTACTACTAATGCAAGCGGCCAAGTAACTGCCGTAACAAACACCACAATTACCCCGGCATTGGGATCAATTACTGGTTTTGGTACTGGTGTAGCTACATTCTTGGCAACGCCTACTTCTGCCAATTTAGCGGCCGCAGTAAGTGATGAAACTGGATCAGGCGCATTGGTATTTGCCAATGGCCCAACATTAATTGCCCCAGCCCTGGGAACCCCAGCAAGTGGCGTAGTAACTAATTTAACTGGTACGGCTAGCATTAATATTAATGGTTCAGTAGGCGCAACAACCCCAACAACTGGCGCATTTACTGTTTTATCTACCAGTTCTACTACCAACACAACGCCAGTTTTAGGATTTAATGCTTCTAATAGCCCATTAGCCTTGGGTGCCACAATTAGTGGTAGTTATTTGCAAGTAGTAATGCAAAACAAATCAGGAACCGCTGGGGCTTCTACAAACTGGGCAGTAAGTAACGATTTAGCTACTGATTCGTCTTATTACGGTGAATTTGGTATGAATTCATCGGTATTTAGTGCTTCTACACCGGCTGATTTCTTCAGTATTAATAACGGAATTTATTTTTCAGGCCATGATGGCGATTTAAGTATTGGTTCAGGCAATGGATTTAAGACTTATTTAGCTTGGGGAACTACTGGACAATCTGCACACGTAATCAATGCAACTGGTGCAATTGGTTTATCTACCAACCTAGGCACAACACCAGCAACAAGCGGAACAACTGGATTTGGTACTTCAGGACAAGTATTAACAAGCCAGGGATCAGCGGCCGCCCCAATTTGGGCTACACCAACAACTGGAACAGTTACTAGCGTAAGCGGAACTGCACCAATTAGCGTAGCAACTGGTACTACAACACCAGTTATCAGTATTAGCCAAGCAACTACTTCTACTAATGGTTATTTGTCTAGTACCGATTGGAATACATTTAATGGAAAAGCACCTTCTGTAACTTACACAACAAATTACATTCCTTATGGCCAAGGAACAACAACACCAGCGCAATCTACAAACCTTCAATTTAATGGAACTACTCTTACAGTAGCTAACGATGCTTCTATATCAGGTCTTACTGTTGGTAAGGGAGCTGGAACAACTACTCAAAGCACAGCTTTTGGTACTAATGCTTTAGCTGGTGCTAATACTGTAGGATATAACTCTGCGTTTGGTTATGGTGCATTAGCTACAAACACTTCAGGTTATAACAACACTGCTGTTGGAAACAATGCTGGTGGAAAAATAACAACTGGTTTAGATAATACTGCCATTGGTGTTTCAACACTTGGTTATAACGGTGCTGGAATGACTGGTTCTAATAATGTGGCGGTAGGTGACTTTGCTTTAACATTTAATACTTCCGCATCTGAAAACACAGCAATTGGATGGAAAGCTGGTTATTCAAACACAACAGGCACTATTGATGCATTTGGTGGCGAAGCACTTTATAGCAACACCACAGGCACAAATAATGTGGCAGTTGGTATTGTTTCTTTATATACAAATACAACAGGAAGTAAAAATACCGCCACTAACTTTAGCTTGTATTACAACACTACAGGCTCAAATAATACTGGATATGGTTATCAATCTTTATTTTCAAACACTACCGCATCTTACAACACAGCAGTAGGTTATCAAGCTGGGTATAGTAATACTACTGGTACTAACCTTACCGCTATTGGCTATCAAGCTGGTCAAACAAGTAATGCATCCGACAACACTTTTGTAGGAAGGCAGGCTGGTCAGTCTACATCTTCAGGTGCTAGTAATACCGCACTAGGTTCTACTGCTTTAGCAAATAATTCAACAGGTGCTGATAATACTGCCCTTGGAAAGTTTGCACTTGTATTAAATACTACAGGGGCTTCTAATACAGCCGTTGGAAAAGATGCACTTTATTCAAACACCACTGCATCTAATAACACAGCAGTAGGTTATCAAGCTGGGTATGGTATTACAACTGGTGCAAGTAATGTATGTGTAGGTGGATTAGCTGGTTCAAATTTAACAGGTGGCTTAACTTCTACTTATGTTGGATACAATTCCCAAGCATCAGGAGTTAATGCAATTAATGAATTAGTTGTTTGTGCTGGTACTGGTACTGGAAAAGGAACATCAACTGGTTATGTTAATGCTGGCGGCGGTGGTGTATATCAAGGTAATAACTCTGCCACATGGTCTATTACTTCTGATGCTAGACTTAAAAAGAACATTGTTGATAACAATACAGGATTAGATTTAATTAATCAAATTCAAGTACGAAATTTTGAATATCGTTTGCCTGAAGAAATTACTGAATTAAGTGAAACTGATGCTATTAGTCGTACAGGAGTTCAAATTGGTGTTATTGCTCAAGAAATCGCTGAAGTATCACAAGAGTTTGTTAAGACAGAATCAACAGGAGTTATGTCAGTAGATACTGATAACTTGGTTTGGTATCTTATCAACGCAGTAAAAGAACTTAAAGCAGAAATTGATGAATTAAAGGCCGCTAAATGATTACTTATACAACTACTATTACTGGTATGTTTACAGTAAATACGCCTGATCCTGATTACGTAGTCAACGTATTGTTTACAGTAAGCGGAACAGATGGCGAACATACTGCATTTATTGATGGTAATTGCCAATTTTTACAAGAACCACAAGATAAATCATTTATCCCTTATGCTTCTTTAACCAAAGAAATTGTATTGCAATGGATTAATGAAGCTACTAATAATTTAACTAATTATTACGCCAATATTCATGGACAAATTGATTCTATGATTACCCCACCAGTTACACCACAAAATACAGAATTACCTTGGGTTACTGCATTAAACGCACAAACATTTACCGTGGAATAAATTATGGCCAAGCCAATTGATATTATTACTGGAGCATTAAAAGATATTGGTGCTTTAGCGGCCGGTGAAGCGCCATCAAATGATGCGGCGCAAGATGCCCTAGAAATGTTAAATTTGATTGTTGACCAATGGTCCAACGAAAACATGATGGTTTTTAACATTCAAGAAATTATTTGGAATGTGATACCAGGCCAAGTTCAATACACCATTGGCCCAAACCATACAACTGCCAACTTTATTGGTGCCCAATATACTGGTTCAATTACCGGTAACGTTTTAACTGTAACGGCTATTAGTAGTGGCGCAGTAGTGGTTAATCAGTATTTAAGCGGCACCGGAATTACCGATGGAACCAAGATTATTTCTACTTTAACTGGTGCTGGCGGTAACGTTAACGAAGTTGGTACTTATTTGCTAAATATTACCTATGCAAGCCCAGTTGCTTCCCAGCTAATACAAGCTTACTACGCCAAGCCGCTAAACATTAATTCTGCTTATGTACGTATTAATACTAGCCAAAGTAG